GTTTACCAACGCATCAAATGCTATCAGACTTTGCTACAGTTATGGAATCAGCAGCTAAGAATGGTATACCGGAGATTAGTACATTCATGCAACGTCGTGCAGTAATGGGAGGTGTTCGTTCATCTATTAAATCAGCACTACCTACATCTGCTTTAGGAATACAAACGAAAACGGCTGGTGCAGCTGCGGCAGGAGCATTGTTTCCTGGTTATATAAAGACTGCAGCATTGGCGTGGGGAGCGAGGTACATGGCCGGGGTATTAACAAACCCAGTGTCCATGCGTGTATACATGAATACTATTGATGATACATTACCAGAAGCTTTACGAGTATTAAATTTTACAAAACTAGTACGTATGTTCCCAGAAGAATGGCAAGACTTTGATAAAGAATTAGCGGAACTAGAAAATGAACAACGTTATTATGACAACACTGGTAAATTAATGAATCGTCCTAAAGATTTAGTATCACAAGCTTCTAATATGGCAGGCGTTGCTGCAGATGCGATTGGAAGTGGCCTTGAAACATTAGACGCATTAGAACCATCATTGATGGAAAAAATGTTTGAAGCTAAACCGAATAGTGCGCTTCCAGCAGATGTTGTGCCAGATGCAAGCATGGAACCACAAGCAAATCTTTCAGCAAATCAAACTGGTTCTTCTTTAATGGCTAGTAATGTTATGAATCCACAAGCAGCACAAGCTTTATATGCGGGTGATACAGACGCAGCACTTGCTTACAATGCAGGACAACCGCGTTACGCAGCTGGTGGTGGACTAATGCAAATGAATCCTATAATGGATAACCAAGGGAAGTATACAACTCCCCAAACATCAATGAACGACAACCCTTTTTTAAAACAAGCTAAAGAAGGTGGCATAATGAGTGTATTATAATGATAGAAGACTTACAAAAACAACGAGCAACATTTCCTACATTAGATAATGCAGTAGATGCTGCAGCAAAATATAGATCTGATTACGATAGAGCTAATACAGAATATAATCGCTTTCATGCAAGAAGTGAACCAGCTGCACAACTGGCTGAACAAGCAGCTTACGCAGACCCAAGCCGTATGAATCCTACTTTTGTTAACGCAAGAAGTCCTAGAGTGTATAGAAATACTCAGTACTCTCCTAATTATCCTGGCGATAAATATACTACAAAATTTAAGGTTGGTAGTGGAGGCAATCGGGGTTTAAAAAGTTTACCAAGAGGTGAATATTACGATGACATGAAAGACACGTATGATTTTTTAATGAATGAAATGTACAAACCTGATGCTAGAAGATACATGGACCTTGAACCCTATCCCAATGAAAATAATGTAGAGGCAATACCAGCAACATCTTATTTAGATCCAACAGCAGATGATTATTTTTTAAGAGAGTTTGGACAGTACATGAAAAGATTTTTACCTGGTTATGATATAGAACAAGATGAATTTAGATATGACCCTCCAACAGAATATGTTGAAGAGTTACCAATATATGACGGGGGATTTGGGGGTGAAACACTTTTAAATCCAGAACGATCTAATAGAGAATATTCTAAATTTCAAGTAAATGCTAATGAAGCATTAGAGAGAGAAATTATACAAAACTCATATGACAAGTTAAGAATGATAGGAAAAGATCCTATGTTTTTTAAAACTTCAGTAACAACACCTGGTTTAATAGATGCATTTAAAGAAGAGGGTATGTATAAACCTGGCATGGATTTAATGTCTCTTCCTTATGACGCTGATATGTCACCTTCTCTTACTTATGAAGATATAGAAAGACTGGCGAATACACCAAGGCTGGAAGCAGATTTAAATTTACAAGATGTAATGGATGCACATGACGCGTTAGGATTAGATCTTGATACAAATAGATTTATAAAAAGAGCTAATAAAGCCGGTGTTAAAGTGGCGGCACGCGGAGGTATAATGAATTTATGAGTTTAAGAGATACAATTTGGATAGTTGGAATAATTCTTGCCTTAGGTGTAACATGGGGTATGACATCACAACGTATTAATGCGATGGAAACTGACATGGATCGTATGGAACAAGCCATACAACTATTTACAAAAATAGAATCAAGAATCGCTGTCATAGAGACAGAGGTTAAAAATATAAATAAAAAATTGGATAGAATGTAATGGCTGATTACGGATACGAAGATCTTGCTATAGAACAAGAGCCATTAAGATTTAATGATTATTTTAATATTTTACGTGAAGCTTTTTCAAACACAATTCATAGGGATACTGTTAACGCACAAAAAAGAGCTGCAGATCAGTTAAAAAGAAAAGGAGCATATAAAATTCTTTCTTCTCCTATAGGAAGATATTCAGGTATATTAGGAGCTATGAATAATGATTTTTTAAACACAATGGTTACAGGAGGCAGATATGCTAATCCAGCTATAGCTTTTGGAGTTCCTGCTGCTTATAGTTTTGTAAAAAATGTAAAAGATTCTTATAATATGCGAACAGAACCAATTACAATAGAAAATTATAGACAAACACCTGGAGGTCCAGCAGGTATGAGACTTAATGAAACCTCTGCTATGTTTAATAAAAATGAAAGACCAGTAAGGAGCCCACATTTATGATTGATATGAATAAACTTTTAGAATCAGTAAAGAAACACGAAGGATACAGAAACAAAGTATACCTTGATACTTTAGGAAAAAGAACCGTAGGTGTAGGTCATTTATGTGTAGAAGATTTTTGGGAAGACGATAAAGAATACGAAGAAAAATTTTTAATGACCATATTAGAACACGATTTACAAACAGCTATAAAAAGTGCTGAAAAATTATGTGAAGGTTTAAAAATATCAGATGATGCAAAAATTTTAATAATTGAAATGATTTTCCAGCTTGGGGGGACAGGAGTTTCCAAGTTCAGGAAAATGTGGCAGGCCCTTCAGCAAGATCCACCCGATTACGCTGAAGCGTCTGTTCAAATGCTTGACTCACGTTGGGCAAAACAGACTCCTAACCGGGCACAAGAGATGGCTGGACACATGAGGGATTGTGTGGTATAAGCAGCAGTGCAAATAATTAAGAAATATAATTACGCAGAACTTAAAAGACAAGACGGAGATTCTAGATTATATCTTACACCTGATGGTGATGCTCTGCCGTCAGTTACAACCATATTATCTAAAACTAAAGATAAAACGTTTTTAAAACAATGGCGTGCTAAGGTAGGGGAAGCAAATGCTGAAAAAATTATTCGTGATTCTGCTCAGATTGGCACCGCGCTCCACCTATATATAGAACGTTTAGTGAACGGAGAAAAGTACAAAGATTTAACAAAAATAGGCATACAAGCAGAAAAAATGGCTAAAAAAATTGTTGAAGAAGCATTTAAAGATATTACAGAAGTATGGGGATCCGAAGTACATTTATATAATCCTGGCAAATACGCAGGAACAGCAGATATGATTGCTATGTATAAAGGACGTCCATCTATTATAGATTTTAAACAAACAAATAGACCAAAGAAGCGTGAATGGATACAAGACTACCTCATGCAGCTTGCAGCATACGCCCAGGCACACAACGCTTTATTTAACACAGAAATAGACCAAGGTGTAGTTCTTATGTGTTCTCGTGACCTCACATTTCAACGTTTTGAATTGACAGGTGAAAAATTTACACGTGCCGCAGACGCTTTTATGAAAAAGCTTGATTTATACAACGAAAGTATTATATAATACATATAGGATGCCATAATGGGTCCTTCAATCTTGCTTTAATAGGAGGTTTATATGAATGAGCTTGATATACTACGTAACCATTTTCTAGGTTACCACAACAACTTTTTTGATAATTTCAAAACAGTTTCTACTTACCCACCATACAACATAAGAGGCAACGAAGACAAAGGTGTCATTGAAATGGCGTTGGCAGGGTTCACCAAAGATGATTTAAACGTTGAGGTTAAAGATAATCTACTTACAATAACTGGTAAAAAAGAAAAGAAATCCCAGGATGACATTTGGCATAAAGGTATTTCAGAAAGAAATTTTGCTAAACGTTTTCAATTACATGAACATGTAATAGTAGATGAGGCAGATCTTAAAGATGGAATATTAACTGTGAATTACCACAGGGAAGTTCCTGAATCAGAAAAACCAAAAACAATAAAAATTAAATCCAATTAGAAAGTTCTTCACCGCTAATTTCTTTAGCGATGTTAACTTTATTCCGAAGGGCCTGTATAATTTTTTCATCTACAGTCCCTTTGGCTACCAAATCAATATATAAAACTTTGTTTTTTTGTCCTATACGGTGTGCACGATCTTCTGATTGTATTCTTTTTTCTAAATCATAATTATTAGAATAATAGATAACTGTACTTGCAGCAGTAAGTGTAATACCATAACCACCTGTTTGTGTATTTCCTATAAAAAAACGACAATCATTTTCTTTGTTTTGAAAATCATAAATACATTTTTGTCTATCTTCTTGTTTAGTTCCACCATAATACGTGCAAGATGATTGAGGTCCAAATTCTTCGTTAACTGATTTTTGTATAGACAAAATATCGTGTATATAATTAGCCCAAATAATAACTTTACCTGTAGTTTCACCTAATATTTGCATAAGCTCGTTAAGACGATTATTTTTTAACTGCACTGTTTCTCCTGCATCAGTTTTCATATGTCCACACGTTATCTGGTGCAACCTTATTAATTGTGTCAAAACATTAACAGCTGTCAATGTTTCACCTGTATGTAGCATTGTCATTGCAGTAGATTTCATTTCACTATATGCTTTGTGCTGTTCTTCCGTTAATTCCACAGGACGTTTAGTAAATATTTTATCAGGTAAATCTAAACAATCTTTTTTAAGAATACGGTAAGAATGTGGTGATACTAACTGCCCTAATTGTGTTAAATTTTTAAACTTAACTATTTTCTGGTACTTGTGTGTTCCACCTGCGGCATTTGCTGTAATGACCACGGCGTACCGGGTTCTGAATGCATAATAACTAGATTGCCCTAA